TTCAGTGGCAGAATTGTACACAGGGCCTTGCTTAATGCGATAGCCGGTGATTGCGTAGGAGGTGGTGGCAGGAGCGTCCCAGGAAAGCACTACGAGAGGATCTTGAACAGTGGCAGCAAGATTGCCCGCAGGACCTGGGCTTGCCACTTCTATAGTTTCTGATGCCGCAGCACTGCTATAAATGCCAGAAGTGTCTACGGCCTTAATGTGATAAGTGTAGGCGCCAGTATCTAAATAGCCAAGCTTGTAAGTGGTTGCTTTGACTTCCGTTACAAGAGTGCCACTGCCAAAATCATCTCCTCGTCGAATTTCGTAATAGGACAGGTCGATGTCGCTAACTGCATCCCAAGAAAGAATGGCGCCAATATAAGGGTCGATGGAGTGGATGAGTCCAGTTACGTTAGACGGCGGCGCAGTCTTGCCAAGAGCATTGATGCTTCCATTGAGGCTCTCTACTGACCGACGGCGAAGGGGATTAAGGCTATACACCTCCACTTCGTAAAGGCCAGGGCTTGTTTCCAGAATGTCGCAGTTTGAAGCCGTGACGATCTGCTCGTTCCAATTGTTACTGTCTTTCGTCCATCGCACCAAATACTCATAAACTCCCAGTACTGGCGTCCAAGTGATGATGATCTTGGAGTAGACAGTGGCTTGATATTCATAAAGGGCTTCTTCTAGGAACGGCACGCCCACTGGGAGCGTTGGCCCTGCTGGAGGCTCATTCAAATCCGTAATATCCAAGGGCTGCAGCGGCACATCCCTTTCGATGTAGTCATACTTAGAAGAGTTGTATTTGATGGCCACCACCGAATAATTCACTCCATCGCTCTCACTAAGCGACACCACTCGCCAATAGCTTGTGGAAATATTGCTAGAGGAATAAGACCATGGCGCATTGGCTGCTGGCGCCTGACTGAAGCCCGATGCGACAGTGATGGTGGTGCCGCTAATCGTACTAATCGGTCGCGTCTCCACGAGGCCCGTGGGAAGCACTACGGTCATGGTTTGCGACGGTCCTGCCGTGATTTCAGCAGTGCTATCCACTTCAATGACAGTCGTGGTGCCACTCGCCACACGGCCACCGCGCCGGAACTGCGCTTTTGTCGGATCGTTCACGCCAATCACTTGCCCAGGCCGAACGACAATGCCAGCATCCAAGGAAGTGGTGAAAGTGATGGTCTCAGCTTCCTCAGAGTTTGAATAGAGGAGCCATTCTCCCACTCGCCTTGCCTGCCCCCTGCTCGTGCAACCAAAAGCAGTGATTTCCGTGGTGATCGAGCCGTTCCTTGCAATGCCTGCCACGTCTTCCACTTGCTCGTATGCAGTGTCGCGACTGTCCAGATTTAGATAGGCGACAATTGCGACGTTGGGCTTGGTCTTTTGGCTGGCTGAACTGTAAGAGAATCCAGCATCAGCAACATTGCTCGTGTTGAAAATGTAGCTTGGATCAACGGGCCTATCTTGCGCAACAGTCAAGGAACCGGCGTTCCAGAATGGCATGCTGCGAAACACGCTGCACATGTCATTGATCACATTGAACACTTCCTCCTGCGTCTGAATGTTGACATTGCAAGAAAAGCGAGGCTCATACAGATCGTTGCCTGCAGTGTCTTTCAGTCCTGAAGGCACGCCATGGCGGCCAGTGACAGGGTGATAGTCGTTTGTTGAGCCGGCTCGCGTGTCGAGAGCGCTGCAATAGCGACTAGCCGCATAGAAAGCCCACTTGTCCAGGCGAGACGCTTCGCCCGTGAAATTTGCTTGTTCTTCGGGAGTAAGCACTTGCTCTCCTGTTCCATAGCGAACGTTCGTCAACAGGTCCCATAAGCACCAAGCAGGATCATTCGTCCATTGAGCGGCCCCAAAGTCCCCTAACCATGGTTGATCGTTGTACAGCAGCGCTCCAGTTGCCAGGTCTACTGTTGCATTGCTTGGAATGCGCACTTTGCGTCCACGCTTCCTATAGGCCCTGTCCGGCACGCGATTGAACTGTGCCGCGTCAATGCGGCATGCAACCAAGGCACTATGGGGATAGGAAAGTTTTTCATTGACAACTTCCGTGTAGCTAGACCAAACGAAAGAGTTTTGTCTTTTGGCGCTTGTACTGTCGTCCGTGATGCGCCTCACGCGCAGTTCAATAGGAAACTCGTAGCCCTCTGTGTTGATTGAATAGGTGCGCTCGTAAGCGTCAGGAGTTCGTCCCTTGATAACACGCTCGCCTCCCGCCACTTTGTAGTCACCGCCATTTTCCGAAACTTCAATGGCCAAAGTAATTTCATCGCCAACAATATCCCCATTGCTCTTGATGAACTGCAGCACCGGCACGCGGATGATCACTTTCACTTCTTCAACGTTTTCGTTGGTAATAGCTCGCGCAATTGGCACGTCTTTTTCTACAACCAGTCCCACTGAAATGGTGGTTTCAGACTGCCCAAATCCTGCAATGTAAGTTTGATTACCTAGGCCATAACGATAGGCAAAAGAAAAACCTCTAAAGTTGTAGTCGGAAATCCTTGTGACTACTGCATTGCCAGTGGTAGTGTTGGTGTTCTTAGCTGCACAAGTGAAAACGTTTGCATTGGTGACGGCAGTGACTTTATAGTCGTCGCTTGCCGCAGTGCCAGAGATAATGTCTAAGCGCACTGCTTGATCGGCAACAAAGCCATGGCCACTACAAGTGACAGTGATCACTTTCGTTGTGCCATTTTGCGAATACGAAGCATCGCGCAAAACTGCGCTCGACTTCAGCACTGGCACGTTTTCAACAAAAATATCCTTTAACGACGCAACATTATACTTAACCGTGTCCCTAGTCAAGCCCGATGCCGCAGGCGTAGCAAAGCCCTCCAGCTCGCCTTCGCCAATCAAATCGACCACACGCACATAGCTCGTAGAATTCAGCGTGTCAGCCGCTTCGGAGGGCGTTCTGGCGCCACCGCCGCCTCCTCCTTTGCCGCCAAGCGCCCCTCCAGCGCCATAAATGTAACGTGCGTCGCCAGAGGAATTGTTCATCACAGATCAACAGTGTCAACGCCAGCGGAAATAGTAATGGACCCTACAATCGTTTCCCCATAGATCACTGGAACGGGCGTGCCCTGTCTGCTCGTATTTTGAATGCCATTGAAACTATATGAAGCCTTGGGATCTTTGGCGGAACCGTTTCCAGTGGGAGTCATTGGCGTGGGCGACAGCAATTGCCCTATGCCACCGAGCAGTAAAGTTGAGCCCACCATGAACAATGCAGTGGAGCCAAAGCCTGCAGCGGCAGTTCCACCAAGCACGGTAGAGCCTCCAATGCCCGCAAAGGCCGTGCCAACGCCAAAGGAAACGAACGAAAGCGCCACTAGAGCAATGCCCGCCAAGATAGTGCCAAAGCCTTCGCCTGCGCCCTGTACAACGGGCACGAAAGAGATGAAAGATTGTCCCGATGGATGATGAAGTTCGTCGTACGACAAAGAATGATCTCCCACGCTCACTTTGTAATGACTTTCCACCATCAACGATTCCAAGTGGGGGAAGTTGGCAAGCGTTCGGCGCCCTACTGCTTTCGCAAGGTGTCCATATAGCTTAATCTTGCGCAGCATGACGAAGCCTCTTTCCTGTGCATTCTATCAACCAACCAGAATAAAAATCGCGACTGCTGAGCCGATTTTGCAAATGATGCAACAATAATTGATCCCCTAAATACACTCCACAATGATTCAAGCCAGGACTGCGCATGCTCATCAAAACAGCATCGCCCCGTCGGAGCGGTTCCTTGCTAGACAACACTCTGAAACCAGCCTCCTCCCAGCAATCATCGAACCATGGCTTCTTTTGGAAGTCGTCTGGCGACACTGAGCGCTCCCAGTCTGGCAGTACAATTCCCGCTTCTTCCACGTACCAATCTCGCACCAAAGTCCAGCAATCACTTACTCCCCACACCCACTGCCTTCCAATGAGCGGAGCCTTGTATCCTTTGGGTTCGATGGAGGAAATCGTCTCCTGAGAAGGTGAAACAATATGCCAAGGCACTCCATGCTTTTCGCAAGCCATTAAATCAGCTTGACTTGCTATGGGAGGGGAAGATGGGTGACTGTGAACAATACCAACGATTTCTCCATCGTCTTCTGCCTTCGCCCAGTCGGCAGGATCAAGGCAGAAGAAATGGGCAGGCGATGGGGAAAGATTGGTGCATGCTCGATAGTGCTTCCTTCCTTTGATGACCAGCACAAGTCCGCAACTTTCTTCCGGCCATACAGCTTTTGCGTGATCAATTGCTTGCTTTTCCCATTGTTTCATATTCTGTACGATCCAACACTTGGAAAGCCTCCATAAGGTAGCGCTCCGTCTTTCCTTGCTGTGTACACAGGAGAGGCTGTAAAGGTGTAGAGAGAAAGAGAATAAGTGATGCGCCTTTTGAACTGGGCAGTGACTGTCGTGTCCAGGTCTAGCGCTTGATACCTACTAATTACCACTTCAGTGGCAGACGCAACGGAAATGATAGTTGTGTCCTTGTAAAATTGCCCTGCATCGTTTGTCACTGTGTCTCCCGCCTGCAGACCAGTGGTGCTTGCTACGGTCAGAAGCGCATAGTTTTCATCGTATGCAGAGTAGAGCGCTGAAAGGGTGGCAATGGTAGTAAAGCCTTCAGTGTTGAAAGCGGAGCTCAGAGTAGCCACGCCAGTCGTTTGATTGATGGCTGTGACTGTTGTATCTGCCGGCACGTTGCTCCCCGAAATCGTCATTCCTGGAAACACGAGGAGAGAAGAGAAAATGGGAGTGATGTTGAGCTGCAAGCCATTCGCGGATAGAGTGCCAGAAGCCGTCACCCTGCCATTCTTCGTAATTGAGGCCGATAGCGTGATGGTGCCAGCAGCAGGCGTTGTCGCGGCAATCGTGGTGCCAGCGGGCACGCCAAAGCCTGAAATTGGCATGCCTGCTAGCACTGAACTAGCCTCTTCCGTAGTCAAGCCTGAGACAGTGGTGCTTCCGGCTGTCACGGGAGAAGCCGTGATTGTGATGGGGGCGAAGCGAGTGCGGCAGCCATCTAGGCGCTTGTTGCAAATGTCTTCAGCAGGGTCAGCAGTGGCTTCGTTGTCGATGTTGTAATACAGCGCTTCGGCGTAGGGGCAAGTGACCCCTGCGTAGTCAAACGAAGCAGTAGTTGCATCATATCGCCTGTATTTCCATTGACAAATGTTTGCAATTGTTTGCCTGCGTGGCAAGCGCATATTTTGCAAGTCAAAAGCACTTGCAAGCTCAAACTCCACAATATCTCTATTTTCAGCACTCTTTCTGTCAATAAGGTAGATTTCTCTTGGGAATTCGGCGGAGGGGTCGGCTTGTCCAAAAGGATTGGTTTGTCCTTCCTCTGTGGAGATTTTTGAGCCATCTTCCATGAGGAAAATGCCGCCATCTTCTTGCAAGATGAAAGCATCAGCCGGAAAGTTTGCATCGTCTAGGTAGCGAGCCAGTGTCCGAATGCGCGTAACCTTTGCGCCCTCTAGTCCATGAGGAAGCTCGGCTAGTGCTGTGGAGATGATCAAGTAGAGATTGCTCACCCGCAACTTCGGACGAGGCAATTGCCCGCCTCCGTTATATTCAAAGCCGTCGGCTTCAATGGGAAGAGCCCTGTAGCTGAGGCCTTGCCAAACTAGGTCTGTATTGAGATTGAGACTAGTGCCAGCATGGAAGCGCAGAATCTCCGAACTGCCATGCTGCTGCGTGTTTAGCTCCAGCTCGAACAATTCAATAATTGAGCTTGGATAAATGGGTTGGAGATCGGCGTGCACTGCGCTGATAGCCGCCCATCGCACTGTTCCATCGACAACAAAACCAATAGAAGCAGAAGTGACGCCACTGATCGTTGCAGTCTTGTAAGTTTCAGCGGGCCATTGAGGCTCTCCACTGGCCGTCGTACCAGAAGTGATACAACGAAAGACTAAGCCAGTTGGAAGCAGCTCCGTTGGAGCAACAATGTCTCCGATGGAATAGAGAGATAATGGTTGCCACGCAGTGTATGCCATCAGGGCTCATGCACCTCGCGGAAGCTCGTGTCAATCACAAAGAAATTGTCGCCTTCCTGTCTTTGCCTCCACTCTTCGCAGACAAACTTTTTCGCATCGCCATTGGGAGTGGTCCAATCAAAGCTTTCCTGGCCATTGCGAGCCTCAAAGAAATCCAACACTGCGTCACGCTCGGTGGCTCCCTTGCAATGGAAAGTCAAGTCCCATTGTTCAGAGCGCGTGTTGAGCCCCATCGAAAATCTTTGTTCATAGCCGTCCCCGAACTGTACCTTCTTTGTGCGCGGACGCACTGTTAGCTGCGTGCTAATTGATGGGGCAATAGTAAACGTGGCCATCGTTTTTCCTATCTAGAAAGCAGGCCGCCTGCCCGCTTATGATAAATGATTCTTTGATCAACGACAGAAGCCAAGTCTTTCGCAAGCGACTGAGCAGCCCCCTGATCGCCTGCAACGCTTGTCCCCTTGGCATCTACGTTGACAATTACATTGGTGGCCGCTGAGGCGCCTCCTAGCTCCACTGGGATGCTTCTGCCATTGGGTAATGGAACGACGGCTTCGTTGTAGCGACCTTCGCCAATCAGTCCAAGCGTGGGGCCAGTAACCACTCCGCCATTGGCAAACTTCACTCCCGAGTACAGCCCGGCAGGAGCCGCCAGTGCTCCTGCTCCACTAAGTCCTGGAAGGCTCATGGAGCCCACGCCAAAACTGCCTCCAGAGAAGCTGCCGAAGCCGCCGCCGCCTCCAATGCTTCCCAATGAGCCACCTCCTGGAATGAGGGCGCCAAAGATGTTCATGAAGCCTTTGATCACTTGCGTCTTGAGCCACTCTGCTATCATTTTTGCCACCATATCTGCAAAGTAATCAGCAATGCTGCGGAATAAGCCGGCAAATGCTTCCTGCGCAGTGGCACTGCCAGTGATAATCTGCTTGAAGGCATTGCCAAAGGAGTCGCCAATAGTTTGCGCCATTCCACGCAATTGATCCCTAAATTCCCGCACCTTGTTGATCCTTTCTTGAAGCACTGCCATTTGCTCCACATCAGCTCCTGAAAGCAGTGGATTTTCTTGGCGCAATTGCTCGCGAAGTTCCATGCGCGGATCAAGCATGCCCGCAAGGCGCATTTCGTTATTGAGTTTATAAAGAGCAGACGCACGCGCAAGTCTGGTGTTGATGCCATCAATAGCAGAGGCTAATTGCCTCCTTGCGTCAATTTGTCCTTGAATTTTTGCAATATCTTCATCCTTAAGGCCAACAAGAGTGCGTGCAATATCTATCTCCGCTTTTTCGCTTTCATTAAGATCGAAGCGGCCTTTAGCGGCCAGTTCCATCTTTACATTGAGCTCCGTGTAAGAGTCAGAAAGTTGCTCATTTGCTTGAAGAAGCGGTCCGGCTATTGCTGCCTGGAACTGAGCCTGAAGCGTTTTCTTTTCCGTTTTAACTTGCTCTGCCTGTTCCGCCAAGAATCTTGCTCGATCTTGCACTCGATACTCAAGGCTATCGCGCTGTGCTTTAGCAAATTGCTCATCAACAATTTGCTCTCCATATTGCAAATCAAGGCGAGCCTTTTGAACGGTCTTTTCTCGCTCAACTAAGTCGAGGGAGGCGTCGATAAACGCTTTTTCGTATTCAAGGCGCTTGCGAAGGGTGTCAATTCGATCGTTTACAAATTCTTTGAGCTCCTTCTCCTTTCTAGGGCCTTTCGTCTTGCCATCTCCTGTCCTTTCCATCGACATCCCCGCGCCGAAGCCGCCAAAGGAAAGGTTGGAGGGGGCGAGCGGGGCTTGTGCTTTGTTCCATGCCGCTTGACCGCCAAGCGCGTTAAAAGCCTGTTGAGCCTGGTCCAGTTCTCGGAAGGGACCTCCTCCCCTTACGTTACCGGTGGGACGGGAAAGCCCCTTGGTGGCCGCTTTTGCTTTGTCAAGACGCGCTTTTGCTTCTCCTATTGTCGCCATGCCAACAGCTTGACGAATTTGAGAAAACAGGCCTTGAAAGATTTTCCCTACCTCAAGAGCGAATCTTGCAAGAAGAGCTAATAATTGACCAAACACTTTAACGATGGGACCGATAATGCTGGCCCAATCAGAAATGAATTGTCTCAGGTAGGCGCGGTTTTCTGTTATAAATTTCGATACTGACTTAATCGCGCCAGTTAGAGCATCTTGTATCCCTGCTCCGATGGGTGCAAATAATCCACCAACTTCCCTCGAAAGCTCTTCCAAGGCGATTTGAAGACGCTTGCCCGCAAATTCTGGAGCCGTCGCCAATTGCTTACTGAATTGCGCATAGTCAGTATAGTTTTTGTTGGCAAAATTTACAAACTCCTTAATGCCAATTTTGCCATCTTCCAAGCCCTTCTGCAACTCTTCGAAGCTAAGCTTATTTGCCTGTGCAAATTTAACAACAGCCCCAGGGAAACGCTCGCCTAATTGTCCGCGCAGTTCTTCCGCTTGCACTCCTCCCTTGCTCATAATCTGAACAACGGCTCTCATTGCGCCTTCTAAATCCTCGGAACTGCCTCCCGTAGCCATAATGGCCAGAGCAGTGCCTTCCATGATTTTTGCAGTGTCTTGCACTGACAAATTGTATTGCTTAGTATTCACTCGTAATTGAGTGAAGAGGCGAGTAGTTTGCTCCAGGGGTATGAGTAGTCTTTCGCTCATGCTCGCAACTACTGATTGCGCCTGTGCAAAGTCTTTTGCGTCAATTGAGGCCATGGCCAAGCCTCTTTGCATTTGCACCAAAGCCGATGCTTGCTCTGTCATCACGCCAACGCTTGCGGTGATGTTGTCCACAACTTGACCAATGGCGGCGCCCGTGAAGCCTCCTGGCACCCCACCTAAAAGACCTCCAGCGATGCCGCCCACTGCACTGCCAATGCCGCCGCCCATTCCCCCTCCATAGAGGAATGCACCCCCGGCCGCGCCAAAGCGCTCTCGCCTCGTGATTGGCTTTTTACTAGCCTTTTCTATGCCTCTTTCAACTTTTTGAATTTCCCTATTTAGCTCCTTCCACGTACTAGTGTCGGCGTCTATCTCTGACGCTCTTCTTTTCAAAATGACAAGCCTGCTTTCCAGGGAGGCAAGACTTCCCGGCGCGAAAGCTGCTAGGTTTTCGCGCATTTGAATTTCCTCAGCGAGATCCGCCGATCGCTTCAAGTCAATGTTTATCTTTGCAATTCTTCCTTGGAGCGAGTTCCATTCGGCCGTGTTGGGTCGAATTTCAGACGCCTCGATTTGTAACGATTGCAGCAATTTGCTTAAAGTTTGATAGCTTCCTGCTTCAAACTGTGCTGCAGCCCCTCTGAGTTGCAATGCTTCAGCGCGATTCTGCACACGCTCTCTCTGTCCCATTGCGGCTCCAGCTTGCCGCTGAGCATTCTCAAACCCTGGCTGACTAGGAGCAATGGCGCGGGCTTTCCTTTGTCGTAGTTCGACAATGCGATCAAGCCTCTTCAGGCTTGCATCCATCATTGCAACAGCGTTTCGCGTGGCCTCTTGCAATGCTGCAATCAGACCGTCGTTAAAGCCTTGGCCTGCAAATAAGCCGATGCGAAACATTGCTCGCGAAGGCGATTTGATCTCCAGAGACTGCTTTAACGACTGAAGAAGTTCATCTCCCAAGGATGCCGCCACGCCCTTGAGCTTTCCTTCGCCTTTGAGGATGCCCTGGATGAGTCCGTCTAGCGCATCAGCGCCAGCAGAAGCGAAGCCAGTCTTCAGTTCTGCCTCAAGTTGTGTTCTTGCCCGGCCTATTGCTCCTTGGACAATGCCTAGCTCTTTAGCCGCACCAAAGATGGCTTGCACTTGAGGCGCGTTGGGCCCCCCCGCTGCTGGAGCTGCTGAAACAGTCCTGCCAAGTGCTTGCGCCTTTTCTATTGTTCCGCGAGTGCTGCTTAGTTTCGCAGCAAGTTTATCGGCATTTGCAATGGCAGTTTTAATGCTTGTATCATCAAGATCAATGCGATATTTACGTCGTCCTAGTTGGCGGCCTAAGAGTCCTATTTCTTCATTAATAGAGTCCCTGTTAAACTTAATCTTGATGGACAGTTCAGTTGACTTTGCAGCCTGAACAAGGCTAGGAAGCGCAACAGTTTTGAAACTTTGCAGATCAAAACTAACGCCAAGTCTTAATTCTGGACTTCCCGACGCCATCGACAGTTTCCACGGCCTTAGCCATCATTATAGCCTTAGCCAGTTTCCTCTCGGCTAGAGGCAAGTTTCAAGTCTTCTGCTAACAACGCAAGCAATCTTCCATCTAATTTGCGCGTCTTCATTAGACGACGTAACACTTCTAAGCTTTCGCCGCTCATACCATTCTCTTTCTTTATCTTTCTCGT